TCTTTGCCATTAATGCCATCCATGCCTTTTTCACCAGCAGGACCGGCAGGACCAATATCGCCGCGCAGACCATCAGCACCAATAACACCGTCCTTACCAGCAAGTCCATCAACACCATCACGCCCAGCAGGACCAACAGGACCGATAGCTCCATCCATCCCATCCTTGCCGGCTGCTCCATCCTGTCCATTTAAGCCATCCTTGCCATCCATGCCGGGCAGACCCGGCAATCCAGCTGGACCTTCCGGACCGCGTTCACCCGGTGCACCATCCTTGCCATCTAACCCCGGCGCGCCGTCCATGCCGTCCGCACCTGCCGGACCCATCTCACCACGTTCGCCCGTATCGCCTCGCAACCCTTGCACACCTTGCGGACCGGCTGGACCGAGTTCGCCGGCGGGACCTTGCGGACCGGCTGGGCCGAGTTCACCCGGTAAGCCTTGTTTGCCCTCGACACCATCTATACCATCCTTGCCATCGATGCCATCTTCTCCATCGATACCGTCAATGCCATCCCTTAGAGAAGCAACTTTTTCCTTGATGAACTTATCCCACCCAAGGATGTTCGTACCGACTACAGACTCCAATTGTTTCTGCAATCGCTCAATCTGCAGCTCGCGCTCGGCAAACTGGCGTTGAATATCAGCCGCCAGTGCTGCAAAGCGATAAGCAGTCTCGCGCTCAATCCGACCAGCGACTGCACCAAGTTCTTCTGCCAGCAAGTCAAACGGAGAGGTTGCGGGCATGCGACGTTCTGAATGAGCTGACAATGTTGATTCGTTCGGCATCAGTAATGCCCTTGGGTTCATCAGCTGGCGGAGTAGCCGGCGTCGTATCGGCCGGTGGCTTAGGTCCCGCTGCTGGTGGTGCCGGCGGTGGCGCTCCCGGTGCTGGAGCTGCTGGAATCTTTCCCGCTGCACTCAATGGAACGACCTGCTGCTGTACGCGCGGCTCGTCACCGAACTTAACTTGTTCCAAATCGAATGCAGCACGCGCCTCATTCGGTGCATGAATGCCTCCCTGCACCGACTTCGCAAACGCCTCAATGCGATCCTTGAACGCTGATCGCAACAACACGCTGGTATCATACTCAAGGTATTCATCCGGCACGCCATCAAGCTTAAAAAACGTGCCGATTGCTTCCTCCAGATGATTAAGACAGAAGCCCAGACCGGTTGAAATCCACATCTGCATCAACGCCTCGGTCGAACCGACCGGACCGGGTATCAAACCAAACATCTGCAATGGAATACGATAGGCCAGCGCAATGCGCGCATCCGAAATCTTCATCACCTCGGCCAGTTGCGCGTCCGCCGAACTGATCGAAACCGGGTAAGGCTTGAGGCCGGACGACAGGATCGGCGTGCCACCGACCCCGACCCCGCGTGACTGCTCGTCCCACTTCTGGCGCAGCACGTCGGTCTGCTCCTTGTCAAGCCGCAAATCAGTTGACAAGATGAAGCTTGGCCGCGCCTGATTGAGATAAAACGCGATCTGCTGACCATTGATAGCGTCAGTCAGTCCCATGTCGCGCATCAATGCTATGAGCGGCGACACGCCGCGCAGCCCGTACGGCTCTTGGTTCATCTTGATGTGCAACACATCACGCGCCGGAACGAGGTCCAGATCAGGAATGAGGCGATCAATCACCGGATTGCCACCCAGCGCATAGAAAATATCGCCGTTCTCCGCCACGTACGGCCAGCACTGCTGTGGGTTCATCAGATGCAGCGATTCAACTTCGTAGCGATTGTTACGCAACGCCAGTGCGTAGGTGTTGCCGTCCGCGTAGAGACTGCGCACGGCATTGAGCATGAAATCGGAACTGGTCTGATACCAATTGGGCGTACGTATCCAACGCGACAGATCGGAAGTCATGATCCGTTCACGTCCACCCTTATCGTCCGACAACCAGTGATCGCCGGGACACATCGCAGAGGTCTGACTGTATGAATTGATACAAGCCTCGACCATGGCAGACGGTGACATGCGTTGCACATCAAATCCGTTCTGCCAAAAATTAATAGAGCTGCCAGCAGGCAAAGTACCGCCGCTGACCGGCAACAGATAAGGCCCGCCGTGCCACTGGCCCTCGGCCGCCCTCACTATCGACCGGCCGACACGTGCTACTACATCGCGCAACGCCATGATGTTTCCTGTATAAAAACGTGATCGAACAGAAACAATGACAAAGTAGGCAAGGCAACCATGTCGTCGTTTACTGCTCGATCACGTCTCCCCCGTCCATCGACTGTTGAGGTGGGTGGAAGGGTTGGGACACCCTTGTAAGTTTTCACCAGTCAACGGGCAGGAACTGTCTAGCTAGCCGGCCTCGCCTGTCTGGTTTGATAGTTCGCTCCACCAGCAGGCTTTGCATCCTTGGACTTCGCCATCTGGTCAGACGGTGACGGTTGCTCGTCACTACCGTCCGGCTCCTTATCAACCACGTGCACGCCCATTGCAGCAAGGTCGTTCTCTTCCTGCGTTGGTGTCGGTTTCGAACCTTCGACACCCTTGGTCGCAGCCTCCTTGCCAGCTGCCTCGCGTGCCTTACGCTCTTCAGCAACTTTCTTGCGGGCCTCTTCTTCGTGCTTCTTCGTTGCTTCTTGCTGCGCCTTCGCAGCTTGGTCTGCATCAGTCATGGGATTTAAACTCCTGTTCCCGCTAAAGGGTTTCTGGCCGGCATCACAGCCGGCCAGTCGCTGGTGCTATTCTACGCTCACCACGTGACGCCGGCAACCCATGCCACGACACCGGGACGCCGCAGCGCCCAGTTTACCGGCAAGATAAGCCGCAGCGCCAGACTGTCCGTCTGGAACATCGACTTGACCGGGAACGACGCCACTGCAGGAGTGCCTGCCGTAGTAATGTCGGCCGGTGTCGTATCCTCGAGGTGCAACGTTGCCTGATCGCTGATTTCAAAACGCGGGCCATCGGCAACACTGACATAGTCAGCAGCATCAATAGCAACAACCGTACCAAGCGGAACGGTGCCACTGTCGATGATCGGCCAGCCACCAAGATTACCAGAAGCAACCTCAGCACGGAACGGGAACGCTCCCACGCCGGGCATCGCAATCAAACCAAGCGAGTTGACCTGTTGCGGGTTCATCAGCCAATGCGGACTGCGGATATTACCCGCCGTCCCTGTGATCAATGCACCAGTGAGCTGCTTAATGTCGCCCACCGCCGCATTAAAGCCACCACCTGCCGTAGGCGTCAGACCAGCGACACCGTTAAGCAGACCAGCTGGCCGAACCAGAGTGGCCGGATTAGCGTCGAGCAACACGCTATCAAGTGAGATTGCGGTGTCCTCACCGATGGCTGCGCGCAGCAGACCCTCGATAGCCGGCACCGAATGCTCATCGATTTCGCGTGTCCAAGTCGTAATGACGGCCATCTTCTTCGGCGTCAAGGTGGCTGACGTGAACGCACCCTGACGGACCGGAATCGGCTGTCCTTCACCAACGAACGAACCAGCAATCGTTGGCGTGCGTGACCGTGTCGGAATGATGATCTTTCCGTTACGACCGAACGACAGACCAAGCCCCGCCGCCGACAGACGCGGGAACACTGACTTGGGCAGCAATGTTGACATGAACTCGGTAACAATTTGCTGCACCAGTTCAGCCGCCCAGCCAACCGTAGTCGTCATCGCCGGCGCGGTAGCCGCCCGCGTCGCCCAGTCGACCACTGCCTTTGTCTGCTCATCGTCCCCATAGATCGCCTTGCGAACGTCATCGATCGGCTTCTTGTGGAGTTGCGAGAAGATTTGCACGATGCCCGACCGCACCAGCAGATCGGTAGTCGTTAGTTGCTTGCGCGGCGCCATACCGAACGGACGCGATGTAACAATCGCTGGTGCCGCTACGCCGCCCCGACCATTGGTAGCAGCACGTGCCGGAACGACTGAACGTCCGCCGGCTTCCTCAGCCGTCGAAGCGATCGCTCGCTCGGACTCGCGCAGCATGACGAGCGTGCGCTCGACTTGCGCAATCTCATCATTCAGCTGCTTGGTAATCTCCATCTGTTCGTCAGTGACATTGTCATTGTCGAACGTCTCAAGATGGGTCTTCAGTTCGTCGATCTTCGCCACCTTACGCTTTTCAGCGTCAGCGATACGTTGAGAGAGTGACATGGTCACTCCTCCTTTCCTACCGGATGTAACGGCCTGCTTGCCGATGAGCCCGCGTCGCCTGACCCGATGTTCTCTGCCTGTCTCGGCAAACACCGCATCAATTGTAGCAGGAGAAATTCCCAGACCCTTGGCAACTGCCAAGGCATTCGGATTCGCCGGCACGCTGACCAGCGAACATTCCATCAGTTCTTGCTTAAGATACTTGAACGGACCCCAAAACGGGTCGGCCTTGTCGCCCAGCGGCTCCTTCTGCTTCGGCCGGAAGCCAACACTAACCGCTTTCAGTATGCCGGCCTTGATCAGCCGGCGAATTTCATCAATGCGCTCGCTGGTGCCTTCCGGCGCCATCTCCAGCGTGCCGCGCAGTTGCTTGCCCTTGACGGTAACGTTTATCCACTTGCCGATGGGAAAGTCGGATCGGTGACCGAATAGAGCAATCGGGTTCTTCTTGAAATCGACCATGTCCCAGCCATCGGCCGCAATCACTTCGTCCATTCGGTCGACCGTCTCGTCCGACATGATGAACTCGTTGT